GCAATCGCATCGCACGGTCATCTTACCGCGGCTCACGTGGCTTTGATGATGGATTGGGTAAAGACCAGTCGCTTAATAGAAACGATTGACCACACTGATTCGTGGTTAGACAAAGCAGGATACACGGCCCTTGGGGCAGAGTTCACTCATAAGGAAAACAAGAATGGCAAAACTACAAATGGCAATGTTCGCTCCAAAAAGTGAGTGGATACCTCCGCTAGAACTTCCGGACATCACGTCTGCGAAGAAGATAGCCATCGACGTTGAAACACGCGACCCGAACCTGAAGAAGCACGGTCCCGGTTGGCCAACAGGTGATGGTGAGGTGGTGGGTTACGCTATAGCAGTAGATGATTGGTCGGGGTACATTCCGGTCCGTCACTTCGGTGGTGGCAATCTGGATGAGAAGCAAGTCAACAAGTGGCTAAAAAAAGTATTCGAGTGTCCTGCCGATAAGATCATGCACAACGCGCAATATGATCTGGGCTGGATTAAGCAGATGGGTTTTCAGGTGAATGGCCGGATCATTGACACAATGATTATTGCCTCCCTGTTAGATGAGAACAGATTTAGCTACAGCCTAAACGCTTTATCCTACGATCACTTAGGTAAAGTTAAATCAGAGAAAGGTTTAGTGGAGGCGGCGCGGGAGTTCGGTGTCGATCCGAAAGCAGAAATGTGGAAGATGCCCGCCATGTATGTCGGACCTTATGCGGAGGGCGATGCTGAACTTACCCTCGAACTCTGGAATTACTTCTCCGTTCAACTTGGCAAAGAGGGCTTGTGGCCTATCGCTAATCTCGAACTTGACCTCCTCCCATGTCTTGTTGACATGACGATGCGAGGCGTCCGGGTTGACACGGAGAAAGTCGAGCGAACGAGGGATAGTCTGCTCAAGCGGGAACGGGAAGTCTTGAAGGAGATCAAGCGCATCAGCGGTAGTGATGTTGAAATCTGGGCTGCACAGTCGCTCGCCAAAGCGTTCGATAAAGTCGGAGTCCACTACCCACGCACTGAAAAGGGCGCACCTAGCTTCACTAAACTCTTCCTCCAAGAGCATGAGCATCCCCTCGCGCAACTCGTCACCCAAGCTCGGAACCTGAATAAGACATCCGGCACCTTCATCAATACAATCATGAAGCACTGTCACGCTGATGGTCGAATACACTCCCATATCAATCAAATCCGCTCTGACGATGGAGGAACCGTATCGGGCCGCATCTCCATGTCCAATCCTAATTTGCAGCAAATCCCGGCCCGCGATCCTGAACTGGGTCCGATGATTCGTTCGTTGTTTCTTCCGGAGGAAGGTGAACAGTGGGCGGCCATTGACTTCTCGCAACAGGAACCGCGCATCTTGGTACATTATGCGCATGTATACGGTAAAACGCGAGGCGTTCCGTTAGAAGGTGCAGCGGATTTTGTGAAGGCGTACAACGACGATCCAGCTACTGACTTCCATACGATGGTGGCGGAGATGGCTAACATCCCGCGGAAGCAGGCCAAGACGATTAATCTGGGCATGATGTATGGGATGGGTGTGAACAAACTGTCCGAACAACTGGACGTGTCGGTGGAGGAAGCTAAAAAGCTGACGAAGCAATACCACGACCGCGTACCGTTTGTTAAAGGTTTGATGACCGGGGTGATGAATCGACTGAACGAGAAATCATCTGGCGGTTCGCTGCATTCACTGCTGGGACGTAAGTGCCGGTTCGATCTGTGGGAACCCGATACGTTCGCCATGAACAAAGCAATGCCGTACAAAGAAGCGGTTGACGAATATGGGCCCACGACCCGACTTAAACGTGCCTATACCTACAAGGCGCTCAATCGTTTAATCCAAGCATCTGCTGCGGATATGACGAAAAAAGCGATGGTGGACCTCTACAAGCAAGGCATTCTGCCCATGCTTCAAATACACGATGAGATTGCCATGTCGGTGAAAAACATCGACGAAGCAAACGTCGTGGCAAAAGTTATGGTGGATGCGGTCCCGCTCGAAGTGCCATCCAAATGTGACGTGGAAATCGGACCATCGTGGGGTGAAGCGAAATAACTTTTAAAAAAATTAGCTTGACACGTATGCGATAATATGCTAAAGTGCGTATATCAATCGGATGACCCGGTTGATTGGGGAGGGCAAATCCCCACGCTCTTTGACAATTTAATCAACTACGGAGGTTCACCATGAGTGAAGTCAACCCTACACCTGTGTTCGTTTACAACGATGGAGGCCGAAAGGCCGCAGGATACAAAGGCAAGGCAGGCGACTGCGTTTGTCGAGCCATAGCCATCGCAGCACGGCTCCCCTATCAAGAAGTCTACGACCGACTGGCAGAGGGAAACGCCAAGCAGCGTAAGTCAAAACACGACAAAGGTGAAAGGACCCGGACAGCACGTGATGGAATTTCTACCACACGAAAGTGGTTTAAAGACTACATGTTGGAACTGGGATTTACTTGGACCCCCACTATGCAAATCGGCTCCGGGTGTAAGACACACCTGAAAGCAGATGAGTTACCGTCAGGCCATTTGGTCGTAAATGTTTCAAAACATTTTACTGCGGTGATTGATGGAGTCATACAAGACACCCACGATTGCTCAAGAGACGGAACCCGATGCGTGTACGGGTACTACCAGAAGTGAAATCGGCCCTCGGTCTTCGGACCGGGGGTTTTCTTTTATTTAAATGTATGCGATATTATGCGTACCACAACTAAGGAGATATAAGATGACTAAATACTTCACTTTCGATTTGCTTAAAAAAGCAAACAAAACGTCTAAAGCTTACGACTTAAATCGAACGCTTAACGGCAAATTTTTTAAGCAGCTTGATAAGAGCAAGGTTTATCCGATCAGCTTCTGTATGCCGCATAACGATGACCATATGCGTGTTCGCTTTGTCCACAACGGGAATGGCGCAGAAACAAGCAGTGCTTGGCTGGATATGACTTTTCGACAGTACGACGCTTTACCGTCTGCATAAAAAACCTGGGGCTGTTACAGCCCACGGTCTACGGATCGTGGGTTTTTTTATTGCTTTCTTGTATATGTTCCTATATTATCTTACATATATATTCCGGGGGCATCGGAGCAAAAAATGGACACAACACGTTGGAAAAGCATTCTCGTACCACGCGAGGTGTATGAAGAGATAAAAGAACTGTCAAAAGCAGAAGGCCGAACCATCGGCGGACAGCTAAGACTGGTCTTCGAGTGGTACAAAGAAGCCGCGAAACACGGCACTCGAACCGAGCAGGACGATTGAAAGTGCTATACGACTTCATCGTGCGAGTAGTTGGTGGAGAAGGATACAAACCCGTTACGCGGGACAATCAAGGTTTCGGTTATCTACCCATCATCAAAGACGAACACGGTAAAGAAGTTTATCGGGGTGAGTTCAGACAATCCGCACAAGAAGCGTTGGACGACTGCATAAATAGGATGCCAAGGGTATGCGATTAAGTGTTGCTTATCCCATACTTTGCGCCTATACTGTAGCTGAACATGTGAATCATGTTCTCCGTAGTTGACCCTGACCCCAGTACGGTTGCCCCCGGCTGGGGTCATTCTTTTTTAGGAGTAGTAAATGGCAGATAAGATTTTTGTAAACGGGCTAAGAATACAAAAGCCACGCGACAATGCACCCGACTTCGTGAAAGCGAACGTCAGCATAAACCGCGCAGAACTTCTGACATGGCTCACGGCTCAAACCGATGAGTGGGTGAACGCGCAAGTATTAGATAGTAAAAATAAACCGGGTAACTGGTATGTGGAGGTAGACACGTGGAAGCCGAAAAGCGAGTAAGCGACATCGAATGGTCTTGGGCCGTATCAACCATCAATAAGGTGGTCAACGAATCTCTGGATAAAGCAGAGAACGACACGGACCTCAAACCCAAAGAACGGCTGCAACGATCCCTAGAGATCGAAAAAGCATGGCAACGGATTTTACAGGGCTAACCCTAGAAGCCCTCTCATTTATGCTCTTCGGGGCATTTTTGGGGTTTATGTTCCGGGGTGCGTACTTGATCGTTCAAGATAAAGAACGAGATTTTCAACGACGCAAAAAATTAAGAGAGGAAAACCATGAAAGCACTACTAACCATAGATGAAGTCTGCGAAATCGCAGGCGTGTCCAAGCCAACCGTGTACCGTAAGGTCAAACTAGGCGAGTTCCCAGCACCTACCAAAGTGCCAACAACCGCGACCCGCGGACCAAAGCTCGTTAACCGTTGGAAAAAAGGCGCAGTCCTAGATCACGTCAAAGCGCATAGCGCAGCAGAAGCCGCGGCTAACCCACCAATTGAAGATACCGATACACACTGGTATGAGTACGCTTCCCCCGTCAAAACACCATGGACCGAAGAACATAAGTATTCGATCATGGCTGTAATAGGTGGATTGCTTGCAGGATTGGCCGTCTGGATTTTTAAATAACCGGTGGCCCACCCCCCTGACTTTAAGGGGAAGCAGGCAGGGTGCCTGCATGAGGTGCCATAGAGGGTGGACCGGGATCAATTATGCAACATTCGCGGCTCACGGTACATATTTAACGGCGTTTCTGTATATATAGAGATATAAATAGAAATAAATATTTTTAGTGAAAATAGGTGTAACCGGTGTAACCGTGTAACCAGAGCAGTTAAACCCTTGTTATATATAGAGATATACAGTTACATAAGTAGAAAACAAATAAGTAACCGTACAAAAGTTTATGTAACCAAAATAGCAAGATTGCGTATAAGGGCTCAAAAAGTTTTTTCATTTATTTTTATTTTCTTGTCTATATATACTAAAGCGGGCTAAGTTGTGGCAAACTATCGGTTAATAACTGGAGAATTAAAATGCCTGCACCTAAGTCCCAACCACCTGCTGTAAAGAAGAAGGCAGGAAGGCCCAGAGCAACGAAAGCACAACCTTTGACCCGCAAGCAGGAACTGTTTGTAAAAGAACTGGTTTCTAAAGATGGGCAGATCACAATGAGGGAAGCTGCTGTTAATGCCGGTTATCCCGTAAGCTCCGCTCACACT